AAAGAAATAACAGTAGAATATGATAACATAGCATTAGTTGTTGTAGGAGAATATCAAAAAGGACAAGATGGTAGTTATATGTATCCAGATTTCAGTAGTGATTTTAATTGTTTTAAAGTGTTATGTGGAGGACAAGACATTATAGACATACTAGAACAAGAAGTAATTGATGAGCTAGAGAATCAAGCTATAGAAATAATTGAAGAACAATGGTAGTTTTATTTGATGCAGACAGTTTAGTGTATTCTTCTTGCTGTGGTGTTGATGACATACTAGATGAAGCTATAGGAAAGTTTGATGAGATATTTATGTCAATTGTAAATAGACTAGAAGAAACCTACCAAATAGAAAGAGTAATTACTTTTAACAATAGTAAAGGTAATTTTAGAAAACTACTAGACCCAAACTATAAAGCAAACAGAAAGAAACAAGAACATCCTAAATTACTATATCAGATGCACGAACACATAGCAGAGATATACTCAACTAAAAACTCTTATGGTGTAGAGACAGATGATTTAGTAGCAACGTATTGGAAAACACTAACTGACGAATTAGGACACAACAACGTAATAATAGTATCACTTGACAAAGATTATAAACAACTACCTTGCCTTATGTATAACTATCACTACAAACACCAAGAAATAATAAGCATAAGCTATAACGAGTCTTTATATAACTTCTACGAGCAAATGATAGTTGGAGATAGTGCAGACAATGTAAACTACTGTAAAGGATATGGAAAGGCATATGCAAAGAAATTGTTTAAAGATTGTGAGACACATTATCAATTTACTAAAAAGACATACGAGTTATTTAAAACAATATACAAATCAAAAGCAAAATTAAAATACATACAATGCTATAACTTACTTAAATTAAGAACTGAATGAGATGGTTCAAACCCTTAAAAAAAGATAAGCCTAATAAAAAACAAAGAGCTGCAAGAAGAAAACAAAAAGAAAGGTTTATAGAAGAAGACAGAAAACCTAAAGTAAAAAGGAATGGAGTATTAATAAAAGACAAGAACAATGAGAGCAACTCAACCACACTATGAAAACGGAAAAGGATATGATGTTATAGACTTTATCAAAGACTACAACTTAAACTTTAATAGAGGAAACATAATAAAGTACATAAGCAGAGCAGACAAGAAGAATCACGAACTAATGGATTTACTAAAAGCTAAAGACTATCTTGAAAGAGAGATTGAATATGTACGAAACACAAGGACTCAAGAATGATATAATATATCAATTTTACTACATCACATTATACGACTACGAGAAAGGAACTGAATTAGACGAATTAAGAATTATCTTATACGACTATGAAGACAAAGAAATGTACTTGGAATGTGAAGGAATTAAACTAGCAATAGAACAAATAGAATTTACACAATTAATAAAAAATATAATAGATGACAACGAAAGAGATTAAAGAGTTAGTAGAAGGAGAATTAGGATATAGAATAAATGTAAACTCAAGAAAAAGAGACATAGTCTATGGAAGGGCAATATACTTTAGAATATGTAAAGACAGAACAAACCTATCACTAAAGAAAATAGGAGAAACACTAAACAAAGACCACGCATCAGTATTACACAGCATAAACAACATATTCCCAGCATTTGAAATGTATAATCCTAAATATATGGAAATATACAATAGAATAATAGCAACAGAAGAATACATACCTAAACACCAAAAACTAAAAACACTACAAGAAGAACATAGAAAACTAGAGACAAGATTCAAGTTTTTAAAAAAAATAAAAATAGACCCCAAGTTAAGACCTATATTAGAAACAATACAAGAGATACCAGAAGAACAATTCCCAGTAGCAGAATATAGAATAAAAAGAGTTATTAATAGATTAAAAGAATTTGAAGAATAACAAAAAAACTATGATAGAAGAAAAAAAAATATACATTAATACGGAAAGAACAAATTCACAAAAACCATATATTATAATAAATGAAAGTAAAAGAGAATTTAAAAGTGAAAGAGGTAGAAATTTTGTAGAATCAATAAACTTCTTTTATCAAAAATTTGATGAATATTTTGATTATTATTTTAAAGATAAAACAGAATATTATAAAGAAACAAAAGAGCAAATAGAAGAAGATTTTAGTATGGCTACTCAAAATTTTGATATAATAACAAAAAAAGATTTCAAATTAATTAAAAATTATTTTTTAGATTTAGAAATGTGTGATTATTATGAAAATGAATACAGACAAACACTTTTAGAACTAATGTCTGATATGGATTTTGAATCAAAAAGATTTTATACAAAACATTATAAAAGTTTACCTATTTATAATATGCAATTATTCATTGAAGATTTTTTATTATGGAGTGAGGTTGATAAAAAACTTTATTCAGAAAATTATATAAAACTTATAAAATATGACGAGTATATTATATATCAAAATGAATTTAATGAATTATTTAAAAAAAAATATAGAATTAAAAACTTCAATACAATAAACGAAAAAAAACAAAAAAAAGCATATATAATAAAAGATAAAAATACTGGACACTATAAAATAGGTAAATCAATAAACCCTTTAGATAGAGAAAAAACATTACAATCAGAAAAACCTACATTAAAATTGATTAAAGTATTCAAAAAAGATATAGAAGCAAAACTACATAAAGAATATAAAGATTTTAGAATTAGGGGCGAGTGGTTTAAATTAAATAAAGTACAATTGCAATATATATGTACAACTTATAAATAACAAAAACAAAGATATTTCGTTATATAAAAAATAATTAATAATAATCTTTTTTAATTATGGATAAAAGAAAAAACAACGGAGGACATACAACTGCTGGTAGAAAGCCTAAAGCAGAGGAGGTAAAGTTAATTGAAAGACTAACACCATTAGAACCTCAAGCTTATGCAGCTCTAAAAAAAGGAATAGAATCTGGAGAGTTTAAGTTTATACAAATGTTCTATCACTACTACGCTGGTAAACCAAGAGAAACAAAAGACATCACATTAAATACTGAACAACCTTTATTTAATATTATTGATTAATGTTTGTAGTAACAACTGCAATTAAAAAACTTCTTAAACTTAAGAAACGTAAAAAGATAGTTCAAGGTGGAACATCTGCTGGTAAAACGTTTGGCATACTACCTATCCTCATAGATAGGGCTATAAGAACTCCTAACGTAGAAATAAGCGTAGTTAGTGAATCTATACCACATTTGCGTAGAGGTGCTTTAAAAGACTTCCTAAAGATTATGATGATGACTAATCGTTATAATGATATGCAGTATAATAAGTCAATGCTTAAATACAAATTTGCAAACGGAAGTTACATAGAGTTCTTTAGTGTTGAATCAGCTGATAAGTTAAGAGGAGCAAGAAGACACACACTATATGTAAACGAAGCTAACAACATACCTTACGAAGCATACAATCAATTAGCAATAAGAACATCTGGAGAGATATGGATTGACTTTAACCCAACCTCATCATTCTGGGCGCATACAGAACTACAAGGCAAAGATGATGCTGACTTTATAAAGCTTACGTATTTAGACAACGAAGCCTTACCAGACACAATTATAAACGACATAGAGAAAGCTAAAGACAAAGCAAAGACATCTACCTATTGGAATAACTGGTGGAATGTTTACGGACTTGGAGAGATAGGAAGTTTAGAAGGTGCTTGTATAAAAGACTGGAAACCTATTGACTTACCAGACGAAGCAAGACTACTTTGTTATGGTATGGATTTTGGTTATACTAATGACCCTTCTACTTTAATAGCACTTTACAAATACAACAACGCTTACATCTTTGATGAGGTCATCTATCAAAAAGGATTACTAAATAGTCAGATAAGCAACTTACTTAAAACACATCAAGCAAAAGAAATCATATATGCAGATTCAGCAGAACCTAAAAGTATTGCAGAGTTGTCAAGCTATGGTCATTTAATAATGCCAGTAAAGAAAGGTAAAGACTCAATAGTGTATGGTATCAACCTCATCAATCAAAATGAAATATACATAACTAATAGAAGTCATAACTTAATTAAAGAACTACAGAACTACATTTGGTTAAAGAACAAAGAAGGGGAAACACTTAACAAACCTATAGATGCTTTTAACCATTGTATAGATGCGATGAGGTATGCTATCACTTCACAATTAGAGAATCCTAATAAGGGTCAATATTACATTTACTAAAAAAAGTTATTAATAATTTTGTTTATAACTAAATAAGTGTTATCTTTGATTAACGATAATAACTAAAACAAAACATTATGAACACAGAAAACACAATAATCAAAACAGTAAGAGAGCTTAAAGGAACAACAGTAGAAGGTAAATTAGTTGAGCCTTACAAAACTTTAGATGTTAAATTTATAAAATCACATTACAGATATAACGAAATCCTTGATTTAGTAAATAAAGGATATGATGTTGAATCTACAGTAAAAACTTATTACAACTAAAAACAAAACAATGAAAAAACTAAAACACTACTTAACATTAACATTATTCTCATTTGTATTATTAATTGCAAGTGTAGTATTATTATCGCTTGAATCTATTATACATAACTTAATATTTTAGATATGGTAGAGGTAAAACAAGGCGAAGTAATAGTAACAAAAAACAACACAACAAAAATATACACATTAAAAGAATACACAGATACAATATACTATAGAAAACTATATACAAGAATATATCAAATAATTTGTATCATAGCTACTATGTTTATTCCAGCAATAATGATTAACTTGTTTAAATGACAAGAAACGTAAGAGAAGCTATTAGCTGGTGTTTAAAGAATGACATCAAGATAATAGTAAAACCATTAACAAGAACAAGAAGACCAGAAGTTAAATTAGAGATACATAGACAAGGAAGAATACAAATAGGAAATGAAACATACAGACAAGACAAAAAACTAGGAGATAAGATACAAGAACTGTACTTATACCTATATAAGACATTAAGATAATTTTTAGGTTAATAGTTGGAAAAGAGGGTTGCTTTATACAAAGTAATCCTTTTTTCGTTTTATAAAAAACACTTTATGCAATTAGAAGTTTCTATACCTAGTACACTAAAAGAAGTTCAGTTAAAAGACTATCAAGATTTCTTACTTATAGAGAATCCAAGTAATGATGATTTACTTAAATGCATCCTCAACATAAACACAAAAGAGCTAGGTAAGATTAAAGACAAAGATATAGATTACTTAATCAATCACATCAATAAACTATTTGACCAAGAACATAAGTTTATTCCTACGTTCAATTTAAATGGTGTTTCTTATGGTTTTATACCAAACCTAGATGAGATTACCTATGGAGAAAATAAAGACGTTACAAGCTATATAAATGAATGGGGTAATATGCATAAAGCAATGGCTGTACTATTTAGACCACTTAAACAAAAGCAAGGACATAAGTACTTGATAGAAGAATATGAAGGAAGCCACAAGTACAGCGAGGTAATGAAACAAATGCCATTAAGTGTTGTATTAGGTGCTATGGTTTTTTTTTACAATTTAACCAACGAATTGCTGAACTATATACCGAGTTATTTGGAGAAAGAAGTAGTGAAGGAACAGATGATAGGTCAAATTTCTCAAGAAAATGGGGAAGCTATTCAGAACTATATACACTTGCTCAAGGAGACATTACAAGATTTAAAGAAGTTGCAAGACTTCCGTTACACCAATGTTTAATGTACTTGGCATTTGAAAAAGAAAAAGCAGAATTAGAAACAAGAATGATAAAACGTAAATCACAATAATATGCAAGGATTTTATAATCTATCCGAAAAGATAAGACAAACACTACAACTAGATGACTTTGTCAATACAGTTACCTATGGAGACATATACGATGTAGACTTAAACAAACAGACTATATTTCCATTATCACACTTTATGGTAAATAGTGCAACAATGCAAGGTAACGTATGGAACTTTAGTTTATCTCTATTATGTATGGATATAGTAGATGAGAATAAGAACTTTGCAGAGGGAATACCACAAGAGTTTAGAGGTAACAATAATGAGCAAGATGTATTCAATACACAACTAGCAGTAGCTAATAGATTACTAGAGTTATTATATAGAGGAGACTTATATGTAAACAAATATCAATTAGATGGAGACCCTACGTTAGAACCTTTTGTAGATAGATTTGAAAACAAGTTAGCTGGATGGACAGTATCGTTCAATGTACTAATACCAAATGATATGACTATATGCTAAAGAATTTACAAAAAGAGTTACAGTCATTAGGGAGTTTTGTAGTACAAGAATCAAGAAGAAACCTTACTAAAGGTGGCTATAAGAACAAAGGTCATAATGTAACAAGGGGATTATTCAATAGCATTGGTTATGATGAAGACAATCAAAATGGAGTATATTCTATAGAGTGGTTTATGGATGAGTATGGTACTTTTTTAGACAAAGGTGTAAAGGGTACTAAATCAAATTATATTGAAAACAAAAACTCTCCATATAGTTATAAAAACAAAAAACCACCAATGCAACCTTTAGCTGATTGGGCAAAAAAAAGAAATATAAGATTAAGGCAATATAAAACAGTAGATGGCAAAAAAGTACCAACTGGTAAATTTGCAAAAGGAAGTTATAAGACTATAGGATTTATATTACAAAAAAGCATATTTGAAAAAGGGATTAGACCATCGTTCTTTTTTACAAAAGCATTTAATAGTGCAATTAAAAAATATCCAGAATTATTAAGTAAAGCATTTGCACAAGACATAACAAACATATTTAAAGACAACAACAATGAGTAAAATAAACGTAAGAAGTCCTTACTTCGTAAATCTATCAACTGCTTTATTAACAAGCGCAAAGCTTGAGATAAGAATATACAAAGGAGCAGCAGAAACAACTTGGCTAGGAAGTCCACAATATACATTAACCTCAACAGCTATAAACGAAAAAGTAAACTTTGAAATAGCAGAGCTTATAAAAGACTACATACCAGCAGCATTTAATGGAGTATACCCAAATGATTTAGATGCAACAGAAGATTACACAACCTCTTACGTTGATTATAGAGTAACAGAAACTTTATCTACTGGAGTACAATCCCCAGTTGATACATTAGGAGTAAGAGCATTTTATGGTTATGGATATTTTGAAGAAGGTGCAAACCCTCAACTATTACAAGGCTACTTACAATCAAACACAACAATACTAAAACTACACGATGCTCCTATAAGAATACCAGTAGATAATGAAAACACAAACTCTGTTGCTTTTTTATATAAAGGACAACAAGTATATTCTTGGCTTCCTAGCGTTGGTCTTAAAATACAAGACCAGATTGTTTATGTAAGTAATGGAGTTAATGGAGCAGATAGCTTTGAAGAAAGAGTAGAACTAGATGGAGGTACGTTTGAAGATAATGCTTGTATTGACCAATTTGAAGATGACTTTGAGTTATTCCCAGTTGATGAGGTTTTAGTTAGTGGTGTTGAAGGATTAACTATAATTAAAATAGACAACATAGACGAATGTAAGTACACACCTTACAAACTAACGTTTATAAATAAGTTTGGAGCATATCAAGATATATGGATGTTTAAGAATTCTAAACTTGCAATGACTACTGAAAAAGACAAATACAAATCTAACATAATAAACAACGGAACATACGAAACATATAACGCACAAGTTAGATTACTATCTAAAAACGCAAACCAAAGACTTACTTTAAATAGTGGTTATTATCCAGAAAGCAATAATGAAATATTTAAACAACTATTTTTAAGTGATAAAGTATGGATAGAATATAAAGATAAAACATTAGCTGTAAATATTGAGAATAACAATATAGACTATAAAACAAGTCTTACTGATAGTTTAATAAACTACACAATAGATGTAAGCTTTGCATTTGATACTATAAACAATATAAGATAAATGAATTTAGAATTATATATAGATAATACAAGAGTTGATTTATTTAAGGATGAAGCAATTACTCTTACAGACACTCAACAGAACATACGAGATATTGCTTTGGTGTTTACTCCTTTTAGTCAGCAGTTTAATTTACCAGCATCCTCTACTAACAATAAGATATTTAAACACTATTACAACAACGACATAGTAAATGGTTATGATGCTAGGTTTAGAGTAGAT